CACTGGTTCTGCTGGTTCAGCAGGTTCTGCTGCCACTGGTACATGCCCTGCTGCTGGTTGTAGTCCTGCATGCGGGCGCTGTTGCTCAGATTGCCCAGATTCTTTTGCAGCGTGCTCTGCGCATCGGCATTCATCTGCGCCAGTCCGGCGTTGCCAAAGCTGCCTGACTTCGCCATGGCCGCATTGAATGCGGGCTGCTGCGTCAGGTTGTAGTTGTTGACCATATCGGCGCTGGCCGCGTCGATGTTCTGCTGCAAGTAGGGATTGGCCTGTCCCAGAAATGGGTTCGCGCCCATGCCAAGATTGGCCGCCTGCTCGGCGGTCGGTGCCCATGCATCTGCCATGGCTGGCTCCTTTCGGTGCGCTCACGCGCATGCGAAAAATCACGAACGAATCACATGGAGAACGTGCCGTTGTCCAGTTGCGCGACGAAGGGCTCGGCCGCAGCCCAGAACGTTTGCCATTCCTCGTGCAGCCGTCCCATCGCATAGCTGTAGGCCGTGCCTTGCTCGCCCGGCGTCTCGCTGGGCTGCACTTGAAAGAGATTCGGCACGCCGATACCGGCAGGGCTGGCACCCTCGAATTCAGTGCCGGGGATGCCGTCATACCCAGACGATGCGGTCGCAATCGCTTCGTGCAAACGCTGCAATGTGGCTTGCAGCGAAATGAGCCGGGAGACGGTCTGATTCGTCATCGTGCCGAAGGCGGCATTCGATGCATTGGGGGCAATGATGAGAGTGCTCATGGTGTTCCTTCCAGTGCCGTGATGCGTGTTTCGAGCACCTTTACTCTGGCAATCAGTTCGCTCACTGCTTGCGCGGTCACGGCGCTGATGGCCGCGTAGTCGAGCATCAGGTTGCCGTCGCCCGAATCGGTGACGGCCTCGGGCAAGCGCTCAAGCCAGTCCTGCGCCATCGTTCCGCAATGGCGTGTCTTGCCATAGATCGGTGTCCTGTCGCCTTTGGCCCGTTCAATCGGGATGTATTCGTAGGTGTGCGCCTCGATGCCATCGAGCACGGCGAGTGCATCCACCGGGGTCACGTTGCGCTTGCTGCGCGCATCGCTTTGCACGGTGAATGCGCGTGCGCCAATTTCGCCCCATCCGGTGCCGCTACTCATCGTGAATCGAATCTGATCGTTGCTGCCGATGAATTCCCATCCCGCCCATTGCCCGTGTTGGTGGCGGGTGCGAAAGTCGCACGAGGCCCAACTCGGATTGCCCATCACAAGGCTTTGCAGGGTGTAGGTCGAGCCATCGCTCGTCACGCCATTGACACCTAGGCCCACATAGGATGTGGTCGAGAAATTCTGGTTCGCCAATATGCCCCCGGTAGGGCTGATGTTGACGATGGCCGCGCCTGCGCTGTTGAGCCACGCGAGAGTGCCGTTGTTGCGGTTCCACTGCCAACTCCAAGGCGTGCCCAGTCCCGCGCCCATGCACAGGTAATTGAAATTCCCCCCATCAAACAGGAAGCCCATGCCACTGGCGGCACTGACGTTCCCGACGAATCCGCTGGTGCCCGCGCCCCCGCTCCAGAAAAGCGCGCCCGTTGCAATGTTGCCGGTCGTACTAATGGAATCCGCGCCGGTCTTTCCGGTCACGTTCAAGCCGCCGTCCGAGATGGTCACCCTGCCGGTGGCGCGAGCGATGTGGAAAGGCGTGCCGATTAATGCGCCCGCATCGTTGTAGCGAAAGATCGCAAAGTCGGAGCCTGCGTTGCTGCCCGATTCTGTTGCGGTTCCTCCCAGGTGAATCTGCCAGCGTGCGACACCATCCTTGCGCCCCACGATGCCGCTCGCGGTGCCGGTGCCAGTCTTGTTGAGGCTGAGTTCGGCGGTGCCTGTCGGCGCGGGTGCGTTGAGGTCCAATCGCGTGAAGTTGGTTCCATTGACGACATCGATGCGCGTCCAGTTCGCCACCCATGCCACCAGTGGATTCACGATGCTCGCAATGGCGCGGAAGATTCGCGTGAGCGTGTAGACAAGATTCGCCTGCGTGTCCACGGGCAGCAGCGGGTTTTCCTCCAGCTTCTGCGAAGTGGTTTGGTCTGCAATGGCCATCAGCGTTGCCCCGTGAGAATCGGCTTCACGTCGAATGCCGTTTCCACATGGCCTCCAGTCATGTCCACGCGCACGCGGTGCCAGCGCGCTGTCTGGCGCAAGTCAAACTTGCCGTCATTGATGGCATTGATGGGTCCGGGAACCAGACGGTCGCCGGAACTGAATTTTGTTTGCCCGGTCGCGTTCGCGGTCGTCGGTGCCTGCGAGTAGCGCACGCGGAAGCGGTCAATCATCGTCACGCCATCGTCGTCGCCCAAGTCGCCCGTGACGATGAAACTGTCCGTGGTCGTGCCGTTCAGGCTCACTAGCTGGTGGGTCGAATCGAAGTAGGACGAAACGCGGCCACCGGCCAGCCAGAATGGCGAATCCACCGGGATGTTCGGCAGTGCATTGATGGTCAGCGCGAAGTTGTCCATGCCATTGATCGTGGTTCCGGGCTCGATGTAGTTCAGTGACGTTTCCACCACGGCGTCATCGCGGCCCCACTGCTTCGTCAGCACGTTGTAGGTAATTACGCGGTCCAGTTCGCCACGCGATGCGACGCTGGCGTAGCACACGCGCACAAGGTTGTGCTGCTGGTCGAAAGTGGCCTGCGTGCGGTAGCGCCAGCTTGGGCTTGAATTGAAATAGAACCAGTCCCGCGTCTCGCCCACTCCGATGGGGATGGGGCGCGTGCCGTCGAAAATCCAGAAATTGCTTTCGCCCACAATGAAGTGCGCGCCCCCGATGTCGCAGACGGCCTCCTGTCCCACGGCTCCTGCGGGTCCACCGGGCATCTTGTTCCACTGAAACCCGATGGGGGAGCCCACGAAAGTGCCCACAAAGATGGCTGAAGTCTTGTAGGCCACCACGTAGTCACCCAGCACCATGGCGGCGGTGATTGCGCCTTCGGCGGCGATCAGTCGCCCGGTGTTAGCTCCGGTGCTCACGTTCGGAACCCAGTCTGTCTGGTTGTTCTGCGCGCAGCACCACCAGCGGTCCGGGGCCACGCCATAAGTGGCTTCGTTGGTATAGAACGCCAGCACAAAGTTGTTGGCGTTGGTCACGATGATCTTGGCCTTGGGCGCGGTCGGCACGTCAGCGAACAAGCTGGCTCCGCCAGTAATCTGCTGCATGGGGTCGGCCAGATTGCTGGCCAGCGTGGTGTCGCCAAACTGCGCGAGGCTCCAGCGGCTTTCGCTGCTGCCCACATAGCCGCCACTCTTGCTCACGTCATTCCATACGGCTGTCGTAAGCTGGTACAGGTTGGTTTGCGTGCCTGCAAAAATGCGGCGGTTGCCATTCAGTTGAGTGGCCACCACGGCTCCGCGCACCGGGGAGGTCAGCGGGTTGACCGGGCTCTTGATCGGCGCGGGCGCACCGGCATACCCGGCCACGGTGCCCATCACGCGCTGGCAATCGGTCAGCATTCCGGGCATGGTCGGATCGGCGTCAGGGAGCCACCCCTTGATGGGAGTCATCGTGCGCGCTGGCGCAGCGGCGAACCGCTGGTGAGTGCCTTCGTGCTGCCACAGTTGAGTGCCTGCGCGGCGGCCTGGTACTGCGCGGCCCATCCTTGGGCGCGGCCATCGTCCTTGACGAATTCGCATGCACTGACAAGCGATGCGTACAGGTAGACCATCGGGAACTGCGTCAGCAGCCATCCGGCGGGGTCGGTGTCGTTGAGCGGCGGAATGCGTGCGTAGTAGGTGGCCTGCACGTCGATGTCGGTCGCGTTCGGATCGGTGCTCGGCGCGGCCACCACCAGCATCCCGCCTTCCATCGTGTACTGGTCATTGCGGCGATTGAAACTGTCGGGCGGCCCAGCGGATTGCCAGAATTGTTCCGGGGTCGCGTACTCCATCAGGCGCTGCCCCACGGTCACGCGGTCCCACTCCAGCCAGTCGTCGGGCACGCGCACATAGCCATTGGCGGCCAGTGCGGTGAGGGCGAGCGGCTTCACCATCTGCCAGTGGCGCAAGTCGAGTGCGATGCGCGATTCCGCGATGGCGATGAAACCGGGGATGTCCGGTCCCAAGTCCGTGCGGTTCATGTAGCGTGCGATGGCATCGCGCAAGCCACTGAGGCTGTTGAATACGGGCGCGGTGGTCATGCGTCACCCCTTCAGATACTTGGGGAAAGTCACGTACTGGTCGTGCTCGCGCAGCCACTGCTTCGCGGCGCGGTCGCGGTCGTCGGGGTCCATGGCCAGAAATTTCGCGTACTCCGCCATCGGGATGCGGCCCACATGGCGCATGGCGTTGCCCCATGACTGGCCTTCCTGTGCTTCGCGCATGGCGCGTGCAAAGTCCAGATGCGGGTTCGCGTCATAGGTGCGCTGCACGATGAGCGTGTCGCCTTCAAAGTGCAGGATGGTGCGAATGCCATGCTCGTTCACACCTTCGTCCACACGGGCGTTTTCTTCGTAGCCACGTTTCATGTGAAACCTTTCCAGCCAATAAAAAAGCCACGCGGGTGCGTGGCTTCTTCGTCGGCTGTGGTCACTCAGGGCGAGAGGTCGGCAATCTTGCCCATGGCCTTCTCGCTGTTCACGCGAAGGGTCACGTCTGCCGTCAGCAGTACCTTGTCGCTGTCGCCGGTCTTGCCCATTTCCTCGAAACGGAAACCGTCAAGGAAAGCCATCTGCCCGTAGCTCGGATTGATGAGGTAGACCGTCGTGGCACCGGCCATCACGTAGTGAGGCAGGATGGTGATTTGCCCGAAGTTGGAAACGTAGATATCGGCCCCACCGATGATGCGCGTTTCCTCGTTCTTGGGCACTTGGAAGCGGGTCTGCGCGATACCCTGGAACGTGCTGAAGATTTGCTTGTGGTTCGGACTCATCACGGCCATGCGCGGCACTTCGCCAGAATTGGTGAAGCACTTCTGCGTGACGTTCTGAATCTGCGTTTCCACAAAAGCACGCGGCGTGCCTGCGGTCGGGCCTACCGTTGCGGCACCAGCGGTGTGGGCGGGCGTCGAGCCACCGACGCCGTTGTCGGTGTTGGTGAAGATCATCGCGCCCAGTCCGGCGCTCTTGCTCGGCGTGGTGCTGCTGCCAGCCACTGCCGCGTTCAGGCTCAGTACGCTCGCCTCGATGTCGCGCTTGAGTTCCTTCACCAGCTTGGCCTTCTGGTAGGCCATCGCAGTGCCCATCCCAGCCTTGCGGACCACGTTCGCACGGCGGCTCACGTTGGGCTGCTTGCTGAATATCTGGCAATAGTTCCCGATGCGCTCGGTCGGGGTCAGCACTTGCGCGCTGAAGTCCGCGCCATCAATCATCGCGTTGTCGGGATCAGGCAGTGCGAGCTGGTCGCGCTGCCACTCATGGTAGGTGTTGGTCGCGGTGCCCTTGCCGAATGCCGTAGTCACGGGCACTTCTTCAGGGCTCACGTTGTAAATCTTGTCGATCAGGTCTTCGCGGACACTGGGGTTCACATCGAAGCGGTCGAAAAGATTCGGGGGTTGTGCGCCAGCCATGGCTCACTCCTTTCAAATCTTGTTCATTGCGAAGTACGCTGCGAGGTCGTCCAGCTTCGCCTTGCCACCCTTGAATCG